GTTGTTTCTGGAGTCATTTCAATGTCCCAACTGTCTTCTGTTTCGTGCAGGACTGTCAACTTGCTGGTACTGATTGTTGTGCTTGCCGCTCCGGTGCCACGGGACAAGGTGGCTTCGATGTAGTACCTGCCTTCTTCTGTTCCATCGGACTTTCTGGCAATCACCGTTCCCGAAACGATTAACGAACTGTCGTCTTTCAACGTGATCGTGTTGAGAGCAGTTGCCGTAGACTTGTCAGTGGTCATCACGACAGGAGTGGCGTCCACCGTCTGCGCCTGAAGCGTAGTCTGGTCACCGTCTGCGTGAAAGTAGACGGTGAAGCTTTCCAGTACCGGCTTGACGGCATCATTATCGTCCCGAGTCATCGTGATTCGAAATCGGGAAGTCGTGAACTCGTAAGTGCCTTCAGAGAAAGGAATGAAGTCTCCTGTCCCGTCAAGCTGAATGTAGACTCTCACCTGAGGATCGTATTCGGAGTACGCTTCCGTAATTGGAAAGTCAGCCTCATTGATTTCCATCAGAGCGTCCGCGATCAGCAGTTCGTCAGTGGCCACAGAGATCGCAGAGTATTCCACCCACATTCGTCCTTGACGATTCCCTGTAAAATCGAAGTCAAACTCGTACCGGGCGTAGTCCGTGCCGTCTGCAAGTTCCAGCTCATTGCTGACATTGACTTCCAGAGTTTCTCTGACATTTTCGTCGTACCAGTAGTTCAGATCACTTTCAAATGTGAAGTTGGTAGGCGTACCGTCTATGTCGGAATCCCCGCCTGTCCAGACTGCAGTAGACCCTGCAAATTTTCCACCACTGTTGCGACGAAGCTTGAAGTAGCCCAGTCCGCTTTCTTCGTCGGCTTCGTACAAAGTATCGTTGATCCAGACTCTGCCGTGGGCAGGAGCTGAGCCGTCTGTTGCAAGAAAATCTCCCTTGTGAATGTCCCAGGTGAGGATGAAGTCTTCGTCTACAGGAATTTCCGCGTTGGGAATTTCAATCCTCATGTTTCCAATCGAGCCTGAAATAAATCGAGTCTCGATGTCTTCCAATTCCTGAGAAGTAGCGATATCCAGTAAACGGTCAAACCACAACACCTGATCAATGGAGCCGTCAAAGTTACGTCCAATTCTTAACGTGCCCGACCCATCGACCAGTCCACCGGATGCCACGGTTCCCGTGTTAGCATTTGCTCTGCCCAGTCCCACTGTCAGTGTCAGTGTGGAATGCTCAAACAGCACAAAGGCCATCTGCCAGTCGCCTGCTTCAAGAGCAAAAGGGGCTGTGGAATCTACGCTGACCGCTCCTCCGGAATCATACACTGTGGCCCTCAGTACCGTGCTGCTTATCAGTTCCACTTTAAGCGTGGTACCGTCTCCCAGCTCAAACAGCTGACCGCTCCAATCAAATGTCTCGGACGGGTTAAACCAGAACACCAGGGACCAGTCATTGCCTGCAATGGAAATGTCGGTGCCCGTCAGAAAAGAAGGAGTGCCGGAATCAAACAGGGATGTAGTAACTCCTGCTGTCAGCTTTGCGCCGTACTGCCTGGCACCTTCCCCTACTGTGCCGGACTCTGTCAGCGTAGTGGACCCGATCAGGTCATTTCTGTTTCCACTTGATTCGCGCAATGGCCAGTAATGTGTCCAGCTGGTCTGGTCTCTGTGATACCAGAGTTCCTGTCCCTGCCCCACTCTCCAGATCAGGTTCCCGGAACTGTCGAATCCGATGCCCATTGCACCTTCTCCCAGAGCCCCGCCTACGGCGAGAATGTTTCCACTGGGAGTTCCTGCACTGCTGACATTCAGCGTACATCTCCAGGAAGCATTTCGGGCAGCGTCAATCCTTCGAGTCCCCAGGTAGGTTGGGGTCCAGAATGCATTCGAGCTGATCGTGGTAGGGGCAGGGTAGCTTTCGGAAACAAGAGGACCATTCAGATAAAAAGAGGTCGCAATCGTAGAGCCTGTCTCTGTCCAGGCCGGATGCTCTGCCTGGGACTTCACCCTGAAGCCCTGCAGGATCGGATGCTGCACATGAGAAACAGTAGTCTCAGGACCATAGAATCTTTTTCCGGATGCCAGTTCCACAAACGGTTTGACACGGATCGTCTCTGTGGTGGTGGCCGTTACGGAGAAAGGCACTTCGACATACGGAGTCGCCACTCGCTCAAAGAGTCGAGATGCAGCCCAGCTTTCTGATGGGCTGCTGTGTCGTATTTCGTACTGAATATTCGCGACACTCAGAATGGCTGCCCAGGTGATGCGGATGTTGTGGAGTCGCTGGTAGGCCAGCAGAGACGTGACGGCAGGAATCGACTGAATTGCAGCAGTAACTGTTGCCGATGCCAAGCTGTAGTTTCCTGTGGTATCTATCGCCTTGATGGAATAGGTGACAGGTTCCGTGGTGTTGGTCAGTACGAGAAAACTCGTCGCGTTGAGCCTCTCCACAATGGGAGTTCCGGTGTCCCATTCCGCACCTGTTCTGATTTCGTAGCCTACAAGGTCAATGTCTACCACCTTAGACCATTTAAGAAGAATGGACTCGAATCCTCTGGTTGCTGTGAAATTTTCCACGTTTCCGGGAGGAATTGTTTTTCCATAGACCGTTTGATTCAGCAAGGATGCGGTAGAAACGATATGCGTGGCAGCCAGAGCATCGGACGTGGAGCTGACCCAGAAGGACCAGACGCCTTCTTCTGCAGGTTGAATCGTGATGTTCGGAATCGCCGTCAGTGCAATCATTTCACGATTGCCGGAAGGGGCCAGTGCCTCAACCTGGTACAGCATTACGCGAGGGTCTTTGGCAGGAGTCCATGACAGATTGATCTTGGTCAGTACCGTTCCACTGGAGAGGTACAGCGACTCGTCAAGTGTCAGATTCGTTGGCGGCAACAAAGTACCTGTCGGCAACAGGCTGACTCGTTCCGGCTCAATGATGATTCCCTGTTCGACTCGATCGAATTTCGTTCGATCGTATCGCAGCGCAGTGATCTGATACTGATGCGTGTCGGCTTCTCGATTATTAAGTACCGTCCACTCCTGGGCACCTACTGCTCCCTGAATGAAGAAGATCGCGTTGAGCAGAACATCTTTTCGAGTTCTTCCTCGCAGGGTCACTTCCGTCCCGGAAGTTCCGGGGACCAGCGGAACGGTGTCTGGAGCATTGTCAGCGACAACCACGACAATGCTGTCTCCAGGCTCGACTGTCCATTCCTGATCGAGCGTAAGTGTCCCAGCATCGAAGGCATTCTGGGCTTCAGTAAGCTCAACGTCCCGATAATAGTCCAGTGTGCCAGTAAGCGTTCCGTTGAACGCCAGGTTGAAATTCCCATTGAGGTCCGAAGGTGAAAGCGTTGTTCCTGCCAGACCGTATCCGCCGCTGTCGGTGTCTGCCCACTGATTATCCTGAAAGGGGCCGAAGTCACTGGTCTGTGCCCATTCACGGAAAATGTGATTGATCCAGAGACCTACTTCTCCGGTGGCAGGAAGAATCTGCACGGTCAGATGATACCAGGTGTCCGCAGCCCACTCAGAAGAAGGTACAACGATACGCGCTGCTTCTGCAGTGTCTGGAGACGGCCCTCCTGCACCCGCATGTACCACGAGGTCTCCTGTGCCATCGAATCCAAGATAGAAGGCTTCGTTAGCACTGCTTGTTCCTTTTCCAAGCTCTGCAATGATTCCTGTCGGAACGGTTCCAGAAGCAGGGGTTTTAATGGCGCAGGAAATGACGGCATTGGATGTGCGATCCATTCCTCCAGAGGTCGCATCCGCAACCGAAGTAATGGCATCTCCTGCAGAGAAGCTTTCTTTGATCGTGTGAGGCTGAGTCGGAGTAAAGATGTCCGTGTCTCTCCAATACTGCAGCGTCGACTTCAGAATAACTCCCGAGTCCTGCACGTCCTGGGAAAAGCTGCCTGTCTCTCCTACGACAGTTGTGCCGTTGAGAGTTCCGTAGCCGCCGCCCCCGGTACTGGCCCACACTGAGCCCAGGAGGTCGGCTCCTGCTGATGTGCCTTGTTCGGCGACGTACTGATTGTTGATCCAGACTCGGATTCTGCCGGGACTGATTCGATAGTCCCACAGGATGTCCAAGTCCTGGTCCTTTGCAAGACTGGCATAAGGGATGACGATTCGAGCACTGGTCGTCGGGTCCGGAGGAGTTGCAGACGCATCTCCCGCGCGAAAGACCAGGTCTCCGTCCCCGTTGAATCCCACATAGGTTCCGGTGGTGCTGTCTCCGACTTCAAAGATCAGACCTTCCGGGACAATGGCAGATGGAATTTTCAACGTGCATTTGAAAACCGCATCCACGTCACTTTCCACGCCAGTATCGACGTACGTTGTGACTGACGTAAATGTCGTCTCTTTGTCGATCATGTCCGTAGGAATGGCAGCCGTCAGAGAGTGCAGAGACTTGCCCATGATTCGACCGGCAAGACGTGCGCCGACTCGATGTTCGTCACTGATCTGAATGATCTGCCCAGGGGTGGTGTCTGCGTGGTCCCAGCCTGCTTCGTAGGTGACGGTCTCTGTCTCGGTAGCTTCTGCCTGCAGGAGCCACTTGCCCATCCGGATGGCCTGAGCACGAGACGTGGTTCCAAATGCAACCAGCTCAATCTGTCGCCATCCAAACCGCTCAATGAGTTCCGGGTCTTCTACTACTTCGACCTGCTGTCGATAGAAGTCCAGCGGATCATTCCAGGTGACCAGTACGGCAGAATGACGTGCTTTCAGTCCCACTCCGGAATAAGTGAAATCGCCGTCTTTCACATTCGCATTCGTCACTACCTTTGACGGGTCTTTCGGCTGATCGTTGCTGAACGAGACGCCTCCGGCAGACCAGAATGCCATGCCTCGAAAAACAGACGCGATGGCATTCAGTACGGTGTACGCTTCTTTGCGCTGAGTGATTACGGCGTTCAGTGCAAATCGAGGCTCCTGCCCACCCTTTCCATCATCGACCATCTCGTCACAGTATTTGCCGATCTGGTAAAGGGCCGCCTTGTCGACCTGAGATGCATCAATGTCGTCGCCCAGACCGTACCGACTGTTCGTCAGCATGTCGTACATGATCCAGGCAGGATTGTTGCAGTATCCTTCAGTGAAGGTGCCGTCCCAGACGCCGGTGTATTCTCGGGTCTCCGGATCGTAGTTCGAAGGGTGCTGAATTTTCAGACCTTCTACCTCATAGGACCGTTTGGGAATCTTTCCGCCAAACAGTTCTGAGTTCACAGAAAGGGCCACATACGCAGAGTCAGGGTACTGGAACTTCTGCTCCTGAATCTCGATGTAAGAGTCTACGAAAATCTGGTCCTGAGTAGTGGTGGCGCCTGACTCGGGAGTTGTTCGGCTCACTCGAAAGATCAGTGGGTAGTCGCTGGGAGCGTCCGTGGTGTAGCTGCTCAAGTCGATGCGGTAGGCTCGCTGGTAGGGTGACTTGGTTTTGCCTGTGATGTTGTCGGTCAATACTTCCGTGTAGACACCTCCTGCATGGTTCTCCGTTACCTCAATTTTGATGCCTACCGTATGAGGATTGAGGTCTCCGTTCGAAGTGTCCTGAGTCATCAGCGAAGGCAGCTGAATAATGACTCGAATGGCATCAATGTTCGGCTCAGTAATCGTGAACTGAGGAGAGGATATGTCGGTCACTTCCTGATTGATGGAGACAGTAGACTCCACGGCATCAAATCCCTTTGCCGCAGCCTGCACGGGAGTGCCCGTCTTTTCTTCAATGACGACCCCTTCAAAATTGAAAGTTCCGTCCTCGTTCTGGACCCTCACCTCATCAAAAAATATCGACTTCGCTCCATCAATCAGTCCATTGATTTCGCCTTCTCCAAGCAGATCGATTATTTGAGCGGTGGCGCGAGAGAACAGCGTAGCAGCGTGATCGATTGGAGCACGCTGCTTTTTTCCACTCTTGCCTGAGCCGGTAAGTATCAACTGACGTTCGTTGCTCATGCCTGAAAGTCTTCTACTTTGATGCCACCGCTGATGACGGTCGAGCCGACAATGACTCGCCCATAGATCACAGGAACTGGACCTCCCTGCGAACTCTGATTTACAGGGCCGTTAAACAGAAAGGAAGATTTCTCATCCTCTTCTGCTTTCTGCTCTTCTTTTGGAGACAATGCTCCTGAGATAAGGGCCAGTACCCCAAGCAACGCCAGCCCAATGGCAATCTTTCCGAAGCCTCCCAGCGCACCGCCAAATCCAAGTATTCCTGCTCCGCCACCTCCTCCAAGAATCGGAAGTCCCAGAGGGGTGAAGATTGAGCCGAGTCCTGTGCCTCCCAGAAACAGTCCGAAGACTGCCTTAAAGCCTCCCTGGGTAATGGGCTCAATGTGAAACTCGCTGGCTGCCGTAGGCATGTGAAGTTCACACTCATTCATGCACGGCCCTGTGGCCCTTCGTGAAATGCGCCACCACTTGTCTCTCATGGCTGCTGCAAACTGCCCAGGGTAGTTTGCTTCCAGGATTCGGATTGCTTCGGCGGGAGTCTGCACGTCGAGCACATAGGTGGGCTCGAACTTGTCTGCAAGGAATCCGTACAGGTGGATGGTTTTCATGGGATCACCTTTTTCGGATCAGGCAGCTCTTCAAGAGATTTGTTTTTCAGATCAACGTGTCGCAGAAAGTAGCGTATTCTTTTGAGCCACGGATTAAGAATGACTCTCGTAGAAGGAGCGTCTTCGGTGTGATGCAGGATGATATCTCTTCCCAGATAAATGCCACAGTGGTTCGTGACTCTTGACCCAATTGTTCCGAGAACGATGTCCCAGGGTCGCAGTTCGTGTGAGGAGATTCTTTCAAACCCGGAATCCCGGATGTTCTGAATCGAGAGCAGGTCTTTTGGGTTTTTTCCTCGGAACCAGTTGTCGTCGCGAGGCAGATTAGGAAGCGTCAGGACGCCAAGCTCTGCGCGATAAATGTCTCGAATTAGGCACCAGCAGTCTCGCTGCCCACTGAGGAATGTGCGTCCAACATACGGAGCGATCGGTGCAGCGTCTCCGAACCACTCGATGCCTCTGCAGGTTCTGCCGTTGCAGCTGATAATTCCCCACAGTCTCTTCGGATCGTCCGCCTGCTGGCTTCGCATGTCGTCTTCGCTGGGAGCCAGCGAAGGTGTCTTCGTATGGCTGTGGATAATTGCCTGCGCATCTTGCGGATAGTTATCCAGCCGAAACGACTCTTCCGGATTTGGAGCAGAGTTTCTCAACGCAACGTACTGGCCGTCCAGGACTACCCCTACCGACTCTTTCGGAAATTCTTCCAGCGCATGGGCGTATGCGGCAGACGTGACAAAAGCATCAAACATTTCATCTCCTGGCTTTAATGCGGGCTACTCCGGGAAATGCTCGGGTAGGCAGATCGATTCGAATTGATCCGTCCTCAGGAGCATGTCGGACTTCACAGGAACGAAGTCTCTTTCCGCAATTGTCCAGGGAAGGGTCATCGGTCTCCGTATCGTCGTTCAGATAATATGGACCTTCAGGATCACCTCCAAGCTGAGCCCCCTGCCACGGACAGGTGGCCTTGCTGTAGTCAAATTCTGATCCGTTCCATCGACGATAGATGTGGCTGCAGGCATCCCGAAGAATCTGTCGCTTGGGAAGCATTCGCCCTGCCTGGTCCATCGAAGCAGAAAGCTCAAACTCGACCATTTGTCGAGTCTCTTTGACCTTTCTATCGATCAGGTAAACCTGTGGCAGAAACATGGCTTCCGGATCAGGATCGCTGCCATCGTCGAGATACGGCTCGAAGGTCAAAAACCGCGTCAGTCTCGCGCCCACAGGATCACCCAGTTCCTGAATGACTGTGGTAATCTCAAGACCTGTATTAGCAATTTTGAGACGTGGTGACGGAAGCACCCCTTTGCCCAGGGTTTCGAATCCTGTGGCTTCTATTGCGATCGGAGCGTACGTCAGTCCATTGAACGTGATTGTGCGGGAAGATTCCCGATAGGAAGAGCAGAATCGATAGACGCCCCCGTACCCAGAACCGTCCAGTCTGGGGATGGATGAAGTGTCGAGCGTAAAAAGCTGAACCTCTCTGCCGGGAGTCAGAGACTGCTGCCTTCGAAGAAGGCTTGCGTTCTGTGTCATGTGTCATCTGCTCCGAACCAGCGAGTGTATGTGACAGACGCACTTTCGTGCGTGCCTCTCAGCGAAGACAAGCTTCGCTTGTCTGTCGTAAACAGTAAAGGAGTCGTCTGATGAGGAGGTGTCCAGT